TATGTATAGGGGGTTTGAAGATTATTTGTAGAGGGGGCATACCCCTTAACAATAGATATAATCATCCTCAGCATCATCACTAGGACTATTAAATACTCTATCACTGGCCACTGCATTAGTCTTTTGATTGTGGTGGTAGTGGCATAGAGCTGTGAGGTTATCATTATCTAGCTCATCACCACCATCACTAAGCTCTTTGATATGATCTATGACATTAGCTTCCACAGTGCTACCATCTTCTAAGCAGTCCTGACATAAGCCACTATAGTACTCCATCATTTCAGCTCTTTTCTTTTTCCATTTAGCAGAATGATAGAACCTATCTCTATCCTTATCTCTTACATGCTTGTTATATTCTACATGCTTAGACACATGTTTATAACAATGCGTTCTATCCATACCAATAAGCTCATTACATCCAGGTGTGTTACATATCTTATAAGCCATAGCTTCTATCTCCTCATGTGTGTGGCTCTCAGCACTACCCCTTATAGAGCGTATGAAAGACTCACCTATATATATGCTTAGATATAGGTACTTAGTTAGATACTTCTTAGCAGTCTTTCTTGTTATACTAAGTACTCGTGAGAGCTTAGATATAGATACATCTAATATCTGTACACCCATAGCCTGTATACTCTTAACATAAGAAGTAAACAGATCGTATTTATATAGGCTTCTATTACTGCTTCTAAGTATAGCATTGTCTGTTCTATTACGCTCAAATACTCTAGGCACACTACCACCTGTATAATACTTATTAGTCCACCATAAACAGCTTTTAGCCTTTTGTTTTACAGCATTTGCATCATCACTTATAGCAGCACCATAAGCCAACAAAGACCCTATATTTAATGCGCCCATATTATATAGTCTATACCCCTCTTCTTTCATAAGGTTAAATAAACTATCATCCGTATTAGATGATCTATAGTGTGTATTATTACTATGGTATCTGTTATCCTCCATATCTTTAAACATTTTAAGATTATATACAGGCTTATTTCCTGTAAGTACAGTATTAAAAGGTTTATCATTAAGATTTATACCTTTAGTAATAAGTAATAATTTAATTGTTATATCTGATATATATTCTCTAATAACCTTAGTTCCAGCATAACCATCTATAAACCATGTAGCTACTCCATCTTCAAATATAGAAGGTGCTGGTACACCATCATCATACAAATCTACTAAATCTTTATTTTTACCTAGTCTTATAACTATAGGTGTATGCCTAATGTTCATTATTAAAATCTTTAAATATTAATTCTTGATTCTTTCTACCTGTAATACCATTTAGTAAAACAAATAATAAAAATTGATCGTTAGATAGTTTATATGTTTTGTTTTGCCAACCTTTAGGAATACTGTTAAAAGTAGAGTAACCTAGTATTTTACCTTGATAAGTATTAATGGCACTGTTTTTAATTATATTTTTTATGTTATTTCTAGTGATATATATGTGACAAGTGTCACTTGTTTGTGAGTTTTTATTCAATATAAAGCCTTTTGATCGAGTGATAAGGCTTTTCTAAGTATCCATAGATTACAATCTCTCTATAGAAGCTAAGAAGTGCGATAACACTCTTTAGTTTTATGAGGAAAAGCTAGTAACTTTTCTTCTAGTTCGACAATGTTACTCTTTAATTACATAAAGTAATCTTAACTACCCCCCCCCTTATTTACCTTTCAAGAAATTATTTATCATAGTATTTTCTTCATTCGTATTATCTCTTATTTTAATATCAGCGTGTAATACAGGCTTTAAACCGGCATTATGCTTACTTTTACAGTCCTTGCATAGGTTGTTAAAATTAGCCCTTTTTTCAAACTTATCACCACAATGTATACATGTTACGATTTGTGGCGGTTTTCTTGTTCTTAGGTAACTTGACTTGTTTCTGCACGTAGTTCCACAAAACCTAGAGTTTATATGTGTTGACTGGTAAGGCTCTTTGCACTGATCACATATCTTAGTCATTAGAATTTATAGCAGCTAAACATATCTTAGCGTGTTTTTCCTCTCTGAATAAATCACTTTCTTTAATTGACATTTTGCACGTACCTTTAACGTCTATAATATAAGTATCACAATAATAAAAATTACATTCATAAGTAATAGCCTTCCCTTTTTGAACAACTTTTTTAGTTAAAGAATATTCTCTATTGCATGTTTCACACTCTTTATCTTCATAATCAGTACCTATAAAGTATAAAATTTCACCTAATTCAAATTTAGTTTCTATATTCATATTAACCCTTTTTATTTTTTAATATCTTATTTTCTTCTTCTAGTACTATGGCCTTAAAAAGAAGCTCCATATACTTCCTATCTAGCTGCATTTTAGAGCTTGCTACTTTATCCGCATAAGCCATAGCACCTATTGCCAGGAAGTCATTAACACAGGCTATTATAAAATTAGGAGTAAAAATATCCATTATTTAGCCTTATGCTCAAAATAATTAACCACATACCGCATAAACTCAACCGCTGTCATTCTGTGATCCATTGCTAATTCTTGAAACCTATCTCTAAGAGCTGCTTCCATGGCAATAGTTTTACGTTTTTCTTTTATTACTTTCCATCCAGTTCCTGAACATTCTTTACACTCTGATTTGTGCATTAAGTCTGTGTACTGGAAGCCTTTTCCTTGACAGTAAATACAGTCTTTTTTATTATCAATCATTATTTTCCCTATATTCTCTACATTTTTCTTCTACTTCTTCATCACTCATGAACTGGCTACAGTATGGACAAAGACCACAGTGGTTTACAAACACATTATTTTTACAACCATCACAAAATTTATAATTATCTTCATCCTCATATCTCATAATTCCTGTAATTCCTTCAGCAGCTTATCCATCTCTTTCCCCTTTATTTTATAAATGTTCATTTTTAGCCTCTTTATCTATAAACCTCTTTAACCTATCCCTATGCTGTTTAGTTTGGTATAAATCCAGCTTTGCATGGTCTAGTAAGCCCTTCTCCTTAAACAAGTCACCACAGTAAGATATAGCACGTTCCTTAGTATCTATGGCATCATTCATGTAACCTAGCGATATCTTGTACTCTTTCCACTTGTAAGACAATAACCCCTGTTCTAACTGAGCTGATCCACTGTTTACTAAACTTGTACACTCTTTGGTTTGTTCAGTGTGTAGATTTAACACTCTTGTTTTTTCTTTTATTTCATTAACCGTTAAACTTTGTGCTGCTAGAGATAACCCTAGCAAAGTAACTATAATAAATATTTTCATTTTGAATCCTTTTGTTTTAAGATACTGAATTGTATCCATTGTATCCATAACTTAAGCTTAAGTTTTATAATTAACTTTATTCAGTTTACTATATAGTAAACTATATACTAATGTTTGATTATTTGTACAGAGCGTAGGTGTTTAGTGAAGGATTTATAGTCTATTGTGTGCATTATCATTTTGTCGTGTGGTGTTTTATGGTTAAGTGCCTGTGTCAGTGTTGTAAACAAGTGTATTGTAGTTCCATCCGCTGAAAGGTAAAACCAGTTCATTATCTAAACCTGATCTTAGTATTGTGGTCCACTGTGTTTTTCTTAAAGAGGTTTTTGACCCATCTTATTAGTTTCTTCATTTTTAGCCTTTATCAGGAAGCCTTGTAGTAAGTAGCTACCCTTCCTGAATTTTTAAGGCAGGAAACCTTAAAACAATTTTACTCTTTTTTAATAAAATTTAACTTATTTCTGCAATTGTCTTATAATTGCTTCCAACAAGATAATTCTATATTTCATGGTTAATTTACTTTTATTCGATATACTGATACTTAACATTTTTACATTCCTTATACAGGGTTACTGCCCTGTGTTTTATTTTTTAAACTTTTCTCTTAATGCTTCATTGACTGCCTCAGCAAAACTTAAATTACTTTCTTTAATAGCCCTCATTAAATCATTATCTATTCTTACTGATTTAAGTGTTTTATTCATTCTCTTTACATTTGTAAAATCACAATTATTTAAATTACTTTTTACTTGATCTTCAAATGACATTCTATGTATTCCTGTATTGATTTAGCTATATTATATATTTCTCTATCTACTCTAGGGTCTTGTCTACCATTATCATATGTGGATAACATTTTCATTTTAGGTGTTACGAAAAAATCATGATCCATTTTATTTAAAACAAATTCCTGTGAGATTGTGTAGTGTATTCTAGTAGGTACTATTATAATTTTTTTAGCTTCTATCTTAAGCCTTTCAAAATTATTCCATAGTTCGGGTAACTCTTTTAACTCTACATTACTTATGCCAGTAGGCACTATTATTAGATCGCATTGTTGCGCTAAAGTATCTGTAACTGAACTGATAAGCCCACCAGTATCAAAGATTGTAGTTTTATTGTTTTGCAGAAGATCATCTATTTCATCATAAGAAGGATTATATATTACTCCGTTTTCTGAGTAGTTATTATGCTGTATATCAGTATCTACATGATCTGTAGGTATACCCGTTCTATTAAACTCTTTACAGAGCCATTTAGAAAGTGTGGTTTTAGAAACACCACCTTTTCTGTTTATTATTGCTATGTTCATTTTGTACACTCCTTTTGTGTACATGAATTGTACACTTTAATTGTGTACTTTGTCAATACCTATATAAAAAAACTCATATCAAGCTTTGCAGTACCAGCATTAAACGTTATATCTACATCACCTGAAACAACTCTAGCTCTCATTTCAAAAGTACCATTTGCTGGTATTCGTACAAACGTAGCTATGTTTGCTGTTATCTCTTTAGCATTACCTAAACCAGTGATTATAAACTCGTTACCTCTTTGAACTCCATTTACCCATGCAGATAGATGAACCTCTTTGCCATTAGTCCATGAACCACTAAAAAACATAGTGTAGTCAAACCCAGCTGCCTCTATGGTTGTAAAAACACCAGTTAACTCATCGTAACTTATGCCGCTTTCATGGGCTAAAGTATCCAGGTACTTAACAGTAGTCGCTGTAGTGGTAAAATTCTGTACAGAAGATGTAGAAGTAAACCATGCACTCATAGTTTCAGCTAGTTTGTACAGTTCAGAAAAGTTATCATTCAGCTTAGTTCTAAAGTCTAAGCCACTATCTCCATCATTTAGTATTCTTTGTGCCATCTTTTTACCTTTTCCCTAATTGAATATTTTTTTAAAGTTAAATATCTTATAACCTGATACTTCATTACGAATTCCATCTTCCTGAAGCATACATAGTAAGCGGACTTGTAGTAAAAGTGGCAGCAGAATCTTGAATTCTTAATGTCACTTTAGATGTAGTTAAAGAACCTACTGCTACGATTCTATCTGCATCACCCAAAGGTGTAAGAAGCACTGATAGTAATATATTAAACTGTATAGAAAAATCTAACTCATCACCTGTAGAGTATTGTGTAGAATCATTAAACGTACCTAGTGTTGCAATCATTTCACCATTTGCACGCATTATAAACCTACCACTATCTGTTGATCCAACTACAGAACCATCTGGATAAGACTTTGCTATCATGTTTGCGCCAAGAACCGTAATTGTTTGATCATTATAATAATCTCGTAAAGCTTGCTGGTCTGCTATAGCAATGCCTTGCCATTGTGAACTGTTTGCATTAGGAAAATTATGTATAGAAGCTATGCCACCTGTACTATTTTTAAAAAATATCTTTTGATTTTCACGATTTATAGCTATCTCACCATCTTCTAGATCATTTACATTAGGTGATTCACCCTGTGTGATTGAACTTTTAAGCTTTATTGCCTTCGAGGTATCTGAAAAACTATTTCCACCTGTAATCAAAGCCTTGTTTTTAGTAGTATCATAAGCGATAATGCTAAGATCGTTAACACCAGTGTAGAACTTAACCGCGTTTATGCTTGTTGTTATGTCTACCCACTGGTAAGCCTGTGTTGCGTAAGCTGGTCTACTTGTTCCCGACTGTGTGCTTATCATCGCATCATTTAACTCATTTAGCCTACTCGCCAACTCTATACCACTTGTAGTAAACGGATCTATCGGGAAACTTGTATCTTGTTGCTGTGACATGTTAACTCCTGTTTTTAATTTTCATAGTTATGTAGCACTGTAGTGCCATGTGCCTTAGCTCCATAAGCCTTAGCCATGAAGTCAAACTGTCTTAAAACGCTTACATCATTTGTATCAAAAAACTCTATATTAAACCCTGTACTGTCTTTGTTAGTTACTACATACCTATCACCTTTTTGTGCATTATCCTGTGTTATGCCTAGTGCTGGTGTAACATAAAAAGAAGGGCTAAAAGAAATCCTTCCACCACCTACAGTAGATTCTATGTCATTTTCACTTATGATTCTATCGGGCATATCTATGTTGATATAAGCATCTCTAACACTCACCCTAACCTTTTCATCTTTGGTTTCAGCTATAAGATAAAACCTAAAGTACCTACCTGTAAAGTCACCCATTTCTGCAAGGGCCTCAGTAGTCCACTCCTCAGAATTGCCACCATCACTTAAAAAGACAACATCACTCATCTTATCCCAGGTACTCATTCCGCTAATTTGTGCAGCCGTTTTTATAACCACGTATACATTCCAGTCATCATAAGAAGTAGAAGCCAAACTATCTAAATCAGAAAGCTTCTTCCAGGTATACATTAACTCATCATTTCTAAACGCAAAAGCATCTAAACCTACACTCACTCTACAGGTATAAACATCTGTAAGATCCGCAAAGTTTTTAAAAGTATAACGTGCGTTTTGTGAAAAGTCCGTACCACCATAGTTAAACGGGATATCTTCCCAGGCGATGCTATCGCTCCAAGGCTTGTTATCTCTCCATAGCCCATCACATATAGTAAACTCACATGTTGGTTCTGAGGTTATAGCAGAAGTTTTAAGCAGTCCATTTTCTAAAACAAAGTTCTGCTTAGAGCCTACCCATGATTCAGCATCTCGCACCTGTTCTATAAAATTAAGATCTACTATCTCAGGTATTTGCGTTATAGCTCTAGAAGCTACAGGACTTAAGTTTCCTGATGTGTCTATAGCCTTGATTAGGTAAGTACCTTTTCTTGCATTGGTCGTATGTCTTAAGGTGTCATAAGATATAGAGTCGGTTAACACAGTTGAGCGTTCCCATGTTGCTACATTCTGATCTAAAGAAGGATGATATTTAATTACATAAAAATCTATATCAGGTTCATCTACTTTTCTCCAAGTAAGATTAAGTGTTTCAGATACTACGTTGATATTAAAAAACTCAACATTAGTAGGTGGGAATTCTTTATGCTTGACAAACCCAGCTACAGAGGATGAAGGTATGCATGGTTTATCAGTTCTGCTTATCGGGGTTACTCTTATGGCTATTTGAGCATCTAAAAGATGCGGGTTATCCACCAAGTTTGGTAACTTAAAAGCTATAGCAGTATCTGATGTTCTATCTCCATACATAAAATCAACACCATTAAGTCCGATAGAAGCCCACTCTATCATGTACTCTTTAAGTTGAGCATTGCTTCCTACTTCCCATGTAATGTTAAATGTTGGTACAGGTCGTCTGTTTTCATAAGTAATCTCATAATTAAAAGTAAGATTTTGAACTTTAACCCTACATTCATCACCTATCTCAGGACTTATTCCGCTCTCATACTCAGGCATAAGGCCAGTATCCGCAGTGTATACAGCTGGATTGTATGGGGTAAGTGTAAGTTTAGCTTTTAGATCAGTGTTAGGAATGATCGCATTAACTATATAGTCTTTAGTTACAAAATCTTTAAACCCATAAACAAAAATATCACCAACTTTTATGAAAGAGTTCGGCACTTCTAGCTGTACATTGTTCCCATCTGTTACATTAGTTATCTTTCCATCTATAAGCCTGTTTTCTTCTGTTCTAGATAGATAATAGTACTCATCTGTACCATTAAAAACAAGTTCATCATTAACAATGATGTTATTACCATTGTTTAGAACCGCTTTTACGCGCAGCGGTTGACCACCTATTCTAGGAACATCATTTTGCACACTCACCAACTCACCACGCTGCACACTCAAATGTTCTAGATCTACTTCAATGGTAAAGGTTTCTTGATAAGCAATGATTTGAGCTAACGTGTAGCGTCCATGTCTAAATGCTTCATAATAATCCGTAATTCCAAAAGTATCTAAATCCTCAAACTTAGTAGCAGTTAACGCATCATACCCATCACCATAAACTATAACTTCATCTATCTCATAAGCCTGTAAGGGGTTAACGTATTTTACTCTAAGGGCATGCGGGATATCCGCGTAGGTTCTGTTGCTGCTAAAATTACTACTATTTCTGTTTGTAAACAGTTGTACTGGTATAGACTTTGCCACATCAAACAAGACCCCATACCTACCATTGCTACTTATTTTAAGTGAGGCCCTGGACTGTGACAAGATAGACTGCACTAAGTCATGCACGGTGGTTTCAGAGCTTATAACCAGGTTACATGTGTGTCTTTTTTGAAAGTAGTTACCCCCATTTTCTACATCAACCTCTACAGTTTCATCACAATAGTTAGCAAAAGAAAGAAAACTGGTTAAGTCTAACTGATCTGTACTTATGGCACCAGCATTTGCCTTGCCTGTTAAGATATCTAACACTATCCACGCTGGATTATTAGTGTACTTTTGTGAAAAATTAACCCCGGTCCAGTACCTAAGTTCAGAAGTAGTTATAGCATTTAAGTTTTGCACTACTCCATTTATCTGTTCTGTGGCTCTCATGTTCAGTTCTATCAAACTATGTTCAGTATCTAAGTCTATCACGGGAGCTGTTCCAAAACTTCTAAACAAAGACCACGTTACAGAGTCTGATACAGAACTGCTTGTACTATCTTGCGTTAATCTTTTTACTTTAATTTCGTATTTAGAAGGGCGATCAAACACAAACTTAGTGATTATGGTGAACGCATCTGTAGTATTATTTTGAATGTTTACATTTTGCACTACTGATCCTACAGAAGTACTAGCAAAAAACTTAGGTGCATCGGTACCGCTAATTCTTCTTGTAAAGTTTATAAATGGCCTATCTACTTCTAAAACAACACCATTACCAATGGGAACATTATTTATAACAGTTCTTCTTTCGCCTACGGTTGAACTCCACCAAAAACCTTCAAACTCTACAATGTTTGATAATATTTCGCCAGCTTTTATTTCCCTAGTTGTATTTACAATTAATCTTTTTTTATCAACTAAAGCATATTCTTTTGCAGGAAACCAAGAAGATTGCCCGGGCATAATCTGTAGCTGTACGCTTAAAGTATCGCTAAGTACTGAGTTTAAAACCCCACCGCCCACGGTTTGAATGTTTTTTGTAGTAAAAGGTTGAGATGTTCCAGCTTCTCTATATAGAACTTCAAGTGAAATAAACTTGTTTGTATACTGACCTTTATTGTTTATATGAACTAAGCCCCTAGGAAACGCTAGTTCTATTTCAGCAGTCATCACATCACTAGAAGTTTCTCTAGTTATTTCATTGTTGTATTTTAGTTCGACTCCTATGTTTTGAATGTCTATTTTGCTTGTATAGTAAATCAAACCATCTTTTTTAGTGGAGGGGATAAAGTTCATGTTAGTATGAAAACTATCTATAGAAGTAGCTCCAATCTTAATGTTATCTATCTTAACTTTTGCATAACCAAAATCATACAAGCCAGTAAAGTAAGATGATTTACCTGAGTTCCATACCAAAGGTTGACCACATAACCGAGGGAAAAACAAGTGTGTACCATAGAGTCTAGGTATCACACCATAAGGTGACATGGTGTTGCTTTGTCCTGTTATGGTGTAGGTGTTTGCTTGTGCTGGATTTGAAGCATTGTAGCCCCCAGTGTTTAATGCTGGTGGTTTTATGAGTGCGTTTACTGCCATCATTCCAAGAGCAGTAAAGGCCATGGTTGCACCGGCTAAAAAAGTAGCACCACCACCTACACTAAGCGTAACAAACCCAGCTGCATAAGGCGCAAAGTATATAACTGCAATAACCGCTACAAGTCTAAGCACATTCTTACCACCACCACCGCCCATAGGAACAACATAAATGTTTACTATGTCCGTTGCTTGTAGTGGTGCGCTGAACTCATCATAAACTACAGGAACACCATTAACACTTGCTCTTATGTGACCGTTTAGAGATACTGGAAGTTTAGCTTCTTGTATGAAGTCGTTAATTGTAGCACCGCTTACAAGCTCAAACCTTAGTGCATCTCTATCATCAAAGATATGTGGTTTTATTATTACTGTGTTTTGCATCGTCTGTAAACCCCATCTAGTCTGTTACTCCAAGTGATACTATCTAAGCTTTCTATAGTAACCTCAGAACCTGAAAGAATGTGTATGAACTTTCCTTCACCTATGTAGGTACCTACATGGCAAGGAAATCCACCAACTCTAAAAACTACTATATCCCCGGCCTCATAATCTAAAACCTTTACCCAGTCCTTAAGCTTTTCTAGTTCAACCAGTTCTGAAACATTGTCGCCATGACTCGCAGAAGTATACTTACCTAGAAGTAGTGGAAGTTCTTTTCCATACTGCTCAGAAGATACAATGCAGCATAACCCCCAACAGTCTAAACCCTCTTTAGTTCTGCCATGGTCCTTATAAGGTATGCCTAAATATTTTCTCATCTTATTACCTATAAAAAATTGCTGGATATTGTTTAGGATTGTAAGTTGCAGCTGGAAACTTACGGCTTAATGGACTATCTAGTACCAGTGATCCTGTAATTGTATACATATCAAATCTAACATTTCTTAGTTTCATATTGTCAAGCCTCATCTCTACTATACTCGGATCACTAGCTAGTATTATTTTTAGTGTAACCAGGGGCGGATTTGAAAAGCCTCTTATGGCATCTGTTAAGCGTCTGTCTACGTTATCAATAGTTAGTTTTACCTCAGGAAGAATTCCTTCTTTATCCTCAGGTAGTGTTATCCTAAAAGGATAAGGCTCATATATCTCACCTAAAGAGTGTATAGCTACAGTGTTATCTACAAACTTAATGACTTCTGTCATATCAGGATGTGAAATTTCTAAAAGAGTTAAGAAAACTTCCTCAGTTTCTACAGCGTTTGTAGCCTTTATAAAATTAGCACTAGGCATCTAAACCAACTTCTCTACAGGAAAACTAGCCATGTAGTAACCGCATTGACCATAAGGGGTAAGCGTGTACATTTCTGTTATTCTGTATTCCTCAGTCACTCCAGTTATAGGATCCTCAAAATCAAACCTAAGAACTCCTGAACTAATGTCATCTGTAAACCATCTTACAAACTCTGTTACTTGAGTAGGTGAAAGTTGCAAAGACCATGACTCATTAAAAATAGGCAGCGTGTACCGCTTTCTCATTTTCGCTTCACCTATGTCAACTGTAGAACGGATTACATTTTTAACCTGAGTGTGTTTAAATCCGGCTCTTTGTGGTGACTGTGGTAAACTTGCTGGATAAGCTATACCCATCTAGTACCCCCTTCTGCTTATGCCGTAGTTAGAACTGAAAGCCGCATCAAGTGAGCCGTTACCTATGTTCTTTTCTACAGAAGCTTTAATTAAAACATCTATTGTTTTTTCACCATCTCCGTTTGTTCCTTCACTTACTTCTGCTTCATTTCCTGACTCATTGTAAATGTTTACCACAGTTCCACCACCTGAACCGCCCAAGGCTTTAACGCCCAAGTCGCCATTTGCAGTACGTGTTAATGGCATAATCG